AGAAATGGTTAAACAAAAGGGTATGCCTTCAATTACCAATTATGGTGCTGATACCGAAATGGGTAAAAAGTACGCTACGCTAATTGAAGAAGGTCAGAAACTTGGTCAGTTTAACCGTTCGCAGTTCCATGATGTGTTGGAAGTAGATGGTCGAAAAGACTGGGGTAATACTTTAAATGCCGCCTCTAGCTTTGCATTCCATCATGGCGAACGCATGAACCGTGAAGTATCTATGATAGCTGCTTATGATTTGCAAATGGCTAAACTTAAGAAACAAGGTAAAACAGGTAAAGAAGCCGAGATTGAAGCAGCTAAGTATGCGTTTAACGTAACCGAAATGACCAACGGCGGTGTATCTGCAGCAAGTGCTCCGCTTATTGCCAAGAATAGCTTGGGTAAAGTTTTGTTTATGTTCAAACGCTACGGTGTTTCAATGTACTACATGTTATTTAAAGTAACTCGTGATGCACTTAAAGGTGAAACCCCAGAAGTACGTAAAGCTGCTATGAGCCAGATTGCTGGTATCTACGGCACATCCGCACTCTTTGCTGGTCTACAAGGTATCCCAATGTTTGGTGTTGCCGCTATGGTGTATAACTTGTTTGCAGATGATGACGAAGATGATATGGAGACAGCAACCCGTAAATACGTAGGTGAGTTTGCCTATAAGGGTATGTTGAACTATGTTACTGGCGCTGAGATTGCATCTCGCACTAGCTTGAGTGACTTGATCTTTAGAAGCAATCCATCATCTAACTCGCAAACATTTGAGCAAGGCTTGCTAGAAACCCTTGGTGGTCCTGCATTTGGTGTAGCTTCTAAGATTAGACGTGGCTTACAGTTTATGAACGAAGGTAACATACAGCGTGGCGTGGAGACTGTACTTCCATCAGCACTGGGTAACGTGTTTAAGGCTTATCGCTTTGGTACTGAAGGGGCCAAGAGTTTACGTGGCGATCCAATTACAGAAGACCTTAGTGCAGCCAGCCTTGCAGCCCAAGCACTTGGCTTTGCTCCAGCAGAGTATGTTCGTCAGCTAGAGATTAATAGTCGCTTAAAAGGTGTTGAAAAAAATATCTTGCAGACTAAATCAAAATTACTCCAGCAATGGAACGTAGCTAACCGCATGGGTGATGCCGAAAACGCTGCAGAATATAAGCAGAAGTTAAAAGACTTAAACGCTAAGCATCCAGACCTAGGTATTACTGAGGATACTTTTGAAAAATCAGAGATAGCTTTTGAAGCAGCCACCAAACGTACTGTAAAAGGTGTGCAGTTTAGCCAGAAGCTTTATAACGAGATGATGCGTAACGCTGCCGAGTACGACAGTAAATAAAAAAATCCCCAGCCTTTTGAGCCGGGGACCAAGGGGTAGTTCCTCACGAGAACAATGCAACAGGAGAATGAGCGTTGCGTAGAAAGTGTACTACACAATTCGCCAAAAGCGCATACCTAATTTTTTATTTTCAATTCTATCAAATCCTTTTATCTGCAGTCCTTTAGCCTTTGCTATAGCTTGCATCTGTTTGTTTAATCTTGATAAGTTAATTGCAGGGATAAATACAGACATCCCCACATGAAAATTATCCCAATTTACATCAATCACCACACCATCAGGGCACACTTGACCCAAGTGCATCACCTTCAATAGCGGCCTTGTGCGCTGCAATGGCGGCGAGTTCTTCTTGTCTATCCTCATCCATAAATCCTTCACAGTTAACCCACAGTACATCCAATGATGGCAGGCTCATGCGTGTGCCTTTACCCATCCGTTTTTTGTCAATCTTAGCTTTAGTTCTACCACGTTTTAATGAATCAACTAATCCTTCATAGTTAACCTGTTTCTTAACACACCAATCTTTGAAAGGACTAATGTATAAATACAACATGTTTATATCATACTCGTGCCGTGCTATGAAGTGCATTCTTGGAGTAGCGTCGGGTATAACCAAATGCTCTACCTCACTCTTTAAACTACGAGCATCTTGGGTGCTGGTAATACGTAGCACGTTGTTCCAATTCTCTGCAAGATAGTTAGTCAAAGTACTTTCGGCACTAACATCCATAGACTGCACTTGGGTCTTAACATTCTTAACTGCGTTTATAACCCATTCAACTACGGGTTTGATGTCGTAGTCAATCAAGCCAGCCCGTTTAGCTACCAGCAATCCTGTAATGCCGTCTGCTACTAGCACAGAGTGAAACCGATCTGCGGGCGTAAATCCACACTTTTGGTCAAGCCGATACTGAGTAGTCTTGTATAACTCCTTGATGCCAGCAATATCATTCATAACATACTGCAGGTATGGCAAATATGCGTGTCCATAGTTATGTTGTAGCGCACTACTAAGTTCGTCGGTTTCGGCTTTATCTAAGCCCTCTACAGGCTTGGCACGAACCTCAAGAATACGCATGGCCTCACCTTTTGGAAGAGCTTTGTAAATGCTCATTTTCTCCATAATAGAGGCATTGCCTGTACTTACACCAACTTGTTTCCAAGGTTCGCCACGATGACGTTCTCCATTAGATGATGCGGTCATACGGTTCTTTTGTGAGCCTGATGTGTATTGGTATACAAAGTCACTCAAGTCTTTAGCTGTAGCGTTAGTAACCTCATCCATTGGTAGGAACAAGTTGTTATATAACTCAGCACGAAGCATCTTAGAGTTGGTTGTATCCGACTCTTTTAACACCAGCTTGGTAGGGTCACCCCAAATACTAGCCCCTGCAAACAGTGCAGTGGTTTTACCAATACCTGACTCAGGACTAAAGATGTGCAGGAGTGCCGCATTGATTGGAGTGAAGTCTGTGAAAATCGAGCCGAACGCAAGACCAATCATAAACTGGTGCATCTCCATTCCGGGCTTCTTGTAAAAAGCCATAGCATCTTTCCACGCATCTATGTTGCCCTTGGTTTGGAACGCATGGAACAAATGTCCCGTAGATGATGACGGTGGGTTATGGTCTACACGGTCTGCACGGATTTCTTTATCACCAATAACAAACGCTTCATACTTCTCGTCGACCCAACCAAACTGCCGTCTTGCGGTGTCGGCTTTACCTTTTAATTGCATGTGATTTCCCCAAGCTATTAGATAAGACATAATCTCGTCTATCTTCCCTTGCCATAAACCTTTAGAGGACAAGTACTTCCTTAATTCTTCTTTTGATGTAACTGCAGATGCAGGCATTGTGAACTCACGCACCCCATCCCTAGGCAGGTGTAATCGAACGACCACAGCCTCACCCACTTCTGAATCATCCAAGCGACGAGTCATATACATATCGTTGTGATATACCAAGACTTCTACTTCGTCATCTTGCTTAACAACTCGCTTGTATATACCCCCGTTTTTTCCCCGGAAGTATGGTTCAGGGTATTTCGGTATAACGTATGTCTGTGTGTGACCTTGGTCTATCTGGAACGGCACATCTTCAACGATGTTATCGTCGTCGTTGGCTTCCTGTACTTCACGACCCAATACGATTGGTGACTTAATTACACCTTTGTGGACACAGTTGTCGCAACCTCTAGGGTTATATTCCTCAAACTTAGCGCAAGTATAAGGCCCACCTTTGATGTTACGCACCTTACCATCTGCAAACTGTGGGCTATATTCAGGGTGATGCTCAGATATCTTCTTGATCGCAACATCCGCATCTATACAAAATTTGGCGATACTTAGGCCTGCTCTCCACATAGGTTCTGGCATAGTGGCCTGCTCTTTAATTATATATGCAAGTTGCTGGCAACCCTCACCTTTTACGGTTTTCATTAAAATCGTCTTGAACCGATTGGTATAGTTACCTAGGATGGCTTTTGTTACGTCATCCATCTCACCACGTGGTATATAAGACTTACGAACAATAGGTTCACCAATAACATCTTTTAGTGTGTCTAGTTCATATGAGCCTGATGAGCTACCAAGTAACGCAACTGTCCTAGCTTCATCGTTCTTATAGTTCAAAGTTCCCGGCACACGCAGGATTCGTACGGAGTCAGCCGTTACCACAGGGTCAGCATGCAGGTCATACTCGTCGCACATAGCCTTAAGTTTCTCAGCCAAAGGCATCCATGTTTCACGTGAAACAGGTTCAGATAAAGGCCAATAAGCATGTACACCCCCGCCTGAGTTTACAAGCGTTGGTTTCGGCATTCTAGTTACTTTACAAAACTGCTTGAGTCCTTCAATCGCTTCTTGTTGTGTTTCATAGGGTTTACCCTCACCACAATCCAAATCGATAAACAAAGACCTTAACTGCTTAACATTAGCAGTCTTCCTTGATTTCCCATCTTCAAACGTAGCTAGCGCATAGTAAGCGTCATAGCCTTCGTTCTTTAAGTTCTCAGCAACTGCTACCGCATCTTCTAGTTTTAAAAAGAATTTTTGAACTGGTTTGTCCGAGTCCTTCTTTAATCCAACTATGCAGTAGTATCCTTCATCCCCAAGGACTTGCTGTAAAAATTCTAAATTGTTCATAGCCACCCAATGTTAGGCGGGGTACTTGCATGTTCCTTAACTAACCTTCATAGGAGTACAGGCTATTTAACGTCGCCGAGCCGACGTACTACTACATGCGTTCCCCCAAAACTTCTAATTATCAATCATCCCATTCGCCAACTAGGTCTTCTAGTTTAGGCTCGTTACCAACCGCAGCTTTCTTCGGTGCGGCTTTCTTGGGTTCATCAATAACTTCTTCTACTTCGGCTTTAGGTTTGGCCAACGCTGGTTTCGGCTTATCCTTAACACCATCTGTCTGTGCAACCGTTAAGGTAATAGCGGCTACTGCTTCCTTGGTTTCTTTAAGTTCTTGTACTTTTAAGAACTCATCCTCAGTTACAGGGCGCACAGGCTTAAATACTAACTTAGGTGTAGGGCTTGCTGTGTCAAACCGCATCTCAGTAACCACACCGGTAATGGGGGTACCGTGATTCTTGAGATGGCGAGCATATGCCTGCAGAGGTAGCTTACCTTTTTCACCATCACCAAACACGGATGTAGGTGGCAGTACTAATTGGTAAACTTCTTCTTTATCAATTTCGCCATCGATTACTACTGCGAGACGCTGTTGATAACGGCAGGCACGGCTTTCACCCTGACCAGAACCTTTGATGTTTTGTGGGCAGTTCAAGCAGGTGGCTGATTGCTTGTTTTCTGCCTTAACTTTCTCATCAGGGCGTTGGCTGTCGGATGACCAGCAAGTTGGGGATACTGCTTCACCTTCGGTATAGCTACCAGCATAGTAGATGCGGGATACTTTCGGTGCAGCTTTAATAATTACCACGTTCATAGAACGCTCTTCGGATACACGGTATTCTTTACCGCCGATAAATTCACGGAATACACCGCCTTTAATGCTAATACGACGTGCACCTAAACCACCGCCATCACTTGTACCAGCTAGTGCGTTAGTTGCATCATCTGCAGTTGCCTTTAAGTAGGCTGGCAATCCGCCTTTGAATAGAGTCATTTCGCTCATCATTATTCTCCTGAAATATAAGCGCCAATTTTCTTGGCAATATCAATAATACTATCTGAGTCTACATCTTTGGCACGTGTTGCAAAATCGATACACATTGCTCTGAATTGCTTTTGCATTTGTGCTTCTTGCTCTGCTTTTACTGCTGGGTCTACTGCTTGGATTTGGTCATCCATGTCATTCTCCTTAGATATCTTCGTCAGGGTTAAAGTTTAATGTTAGTTGGGCATCGTTCGGGTCAGCATTAACCGTTAGACTTCCATCTGCTTCTTCTCTTACTAATTCACCGCCGCTTAGTTTTCGCAAGGCTTGCTCCACTTCACTAATTTTGAAACGATATACACCGCCAATCTTTAGTGCAGGGATTAAGTCCTGTCGAATCCAACCACGAACAGTCGATACGGAAACAGAGAAGTGTTTCGCAATATCTTCTATTGGTACAAAGGTTTCATCAACCATCTTATTTCCTTTTTATAGTCACGGAATACTCCATGTTTGCATTAAGCCCCGGCGGAAGCAAGTCGGGGTTTTCCTCTAAAAATGCCTGCATATTAGATTGGTTAATCGCTTTCACTAATAATTCAGGCACACCATGTTCAAGAATAAACTTGCCCATAGATTCCCAGTCTGTTGTTGCATACTTCGTCTTAACGGTTCGATACACAACACCAGCATCAGTCCTTAAACTTTCAACTCCAAGGTCTTTCATTTGGTCGAGGATGGCAGTCTTGACAGTCTGCATATCGTCTTCCAACTTCCCGATCTTTTGTTTAAGTTCGTGGTCTAATTCACTCTTCTTTTCCCGCATCTTGATGTAGATACGAGTAAGTTTTTCTATTGATACTCCTTCGTTTTCCATCTCATTCTCCCTATTAAACATTACTTTATTCAAGTAAATTCTTGTAAAGCTCAACTAACTTTACGTGATCTGTTATACGGTTGTCAAGCATTTTATACATATGTTTTTCAGCGTTGCTTCCTTGCAACCTAACTACCGTAACTGGATGCTTCTGTCCTGCTCTATGCGCCCTTGCATTGGCTTGGGCATATGTTTCTAGGCTTGGGGTCGGCCCCCACCAAACAATCGTGTCAGCGGCCGTTAAAGTGACTCCATGAGCCGCCGCTAATGGCTGGATAATTAGGATGCGTGGGTCAGGTTTTTCTTGAAAATTCTTGAAAATCTCTGTGCGTTTGTTATGCGCCACATCACCGTTAATCACCTCGGTACTAAACCCATCTAGTTCTAGCTTTTGGGCTAGGATTTGGATAGTGTTTTTAAACGGCACGAATATCAAAATCTTTTGCTTTGTTTCGTCAATTACTTCCCGCAAAACTTTATATCGATTAGTTATATCAAACTCTAGTGTTTCGCCTGAATCAGAATAAACAGCACCACAAGATATTTGTAGGAGTTTACTCATACCCACTGCAGCATTTACCGACGTAATTTGTTCGCCTGCTGTGGAAACGACAAGTTGCTTGCGTAGTAGTTCGTAGTATTTCTTTTGTTGTGATGTAAGTTCTACATCACGGGTTACATAAGTTTGTTCAGGTAAATCTAGGCATTCTTGTTTAGTGTATCGGATTGCTGGTTGTAATGCTTCAAATACAATTTGGTCTGCGTTTGGTCTAACCACCCAACGGAACTGCGATACTTTATACATCACCATATCTTTGAATGCTGAATAGAACCTAGGCACTCCTGTTGGATTAACTAACTTAGCTAAGCCGTATGCGTCTACGGGTGACTGTGCGGCAGGTGTTCCTGTTAACATCCATAACCAAGTCTCTGGTTTCAAAATTTTGTTCAGCGTTTTCCAGCGAGTCGTTTGGGCATTCTTGTATGCGTTCGCTTCGTCAATGACAATCAAGTCAAAGCCACCTGCTACTATATCGTCTTGTACGATTTCCACCCCATCGTAGTTGATGATGACAAACTCGGCAGTAGAGTTAATAATCCTAGCCCGTTTCTCTTTGCTACCATAAGCTATGTCGACTTGACGGTGCATGGCAAACTTAAATAGGTCAGCCCGCCAAGCAGAATCCATAATGGATAAAGGGCAGATAACCAATACACGCTTGATCTTCCCTGCCTTCATCAGATAATCAGCCGCCCATATAACCGAGCCTGTCTTGCCTGTACCCTGTTCGTTAAGACAAAATGCACGTGGGTTTAGTGTAAGAAATGATGCAGTATCTTTTTGATGTTCAAATGGTTTGTGCATCCCTTCCCATTTGTATTGACCGATAATCGGTGATGGTACGTTTTTTATACGCAAGTTGCGTAGTACTCTTGCTTCGTCTAATCCCCAGTTGACTACCACTTGATTCTCCCCAATCTGTTTGCTCTTGGGAATGACGGTCGTAATCTTATTTGGGTTACGTAAATTCAGCAACAATGCTTTGTTGTCTATGATTTCCACACATTCTCCAATGAAGCGAATATCAGGTGAAAGTGGTCTCCCACTTCACCCATCTAATTTGTACTACTAGTTTACTACTTTTTCTTAGCTTTTACAACTTTACTTTTTTCTTTTTTACTTATTTCTGAAACTAAATTACTTTTTGAATCACGTCTAAAGCTACGATTCTTTGACTTGCTTTGTACAGTAAATCCCTGCTTGTTTGAACCACCAAGATCAAGGGCTTTCTTGTGTGCTAAGTCTTTACCTTCTCTGCTTTCGGCAGTTTTATCTTTATCTTTCGGGTCATCGTAATGAGCCTTATCATATGCACGACGCAAGCGTTGACGTTCCATACGACGTTCGAGTTCACCACGAGCTTTTTGTTGCTCGTACTCTTTCTTATACGGTCTTGGTTTGTTTACATATGGCATATTAAACCCCTAGTTCTTCGTCTTTAATTCTAATCATAACCTTAACGAGTTCTTCTTCCGACAAACCGAACTCTTTACCTACTTCAAGTTGTTTTTGAGATATATCAAACTGATATAGCAGTTCTTCTTTAGAGTCCATTACCCTAACCGTTTTCCACACCATATCAGTTCCTTCCATTGTGGGGGCATTCCAACACCAAACAGTGCTTTCGGCACAGTCCACTTGGTCGTGGATTCCACACATTGTTCTCATAGGCGAACTTCATACGGTTATATTCTGTCAGCCACTTAGCCCACATTTTATCCTGTTCTTCTGCGTTATACGAGTCCTTTATAAAGTTCTTGCTAATAACAAAGAATAGTGCGCCCTTTACTATTTTTAATTGGGGGAAGTGCTTGAACATGGCAAGTGCCATCAACTCTAGCTGGTCAGTATCCGCATACTTAGCGGATTTTCCTGTCTTGTAATCTAAGCATTTGGCTTCTTCTCCGTTGATAACGGCTAAGTCTGCCACCCCTCGCCACCATACTTTAGGGTCTTTGAATCCACAGGGTTCTAGGTTCTCGGTTAAACCCATTTCCAACTCGCAATGTTTCTCACCTGCTAATTTGTTTAGGTTATCCAAAGCTGGTTTGGCAAATGCAAATTGTGGGGGTATAGGAGTGCCATCTCTGATGTATAATTCGGCCGCTTCGTGGAACTGCTTACCGTATAAGATAGCATCCGTTGGTGGTTCTTTGACATCTTTTGCTACACGCAAGTGATAATACTTTTTGGGGCATTGAACAAACAACTTGATGCTTGAATACGACCACGCTGGCAGTTTCATTTAAAGTCCACTTCTATTTCGTAATTAGGTTTGTCTGCAAAAATAGGCATGCGAGGGTCATGAAAGCCGTACATAGTGCTAGGGATAGCACCAACTCTACTATCTATTAAACTTTCTAGTGCCTCTATCATTTCCTCTACTGTAAGTGGTTTATTTTTACTCATTGAAGTCTACCTCTTTTATATAGTCTTTAGGGGCTTCACCAATTATTTCCCAAAGTAACTTTGCCGCTACAATTTCTTTAGTTCGACCCATCGCTTCCGCTAGGTGTTGAGTGTATCGTCTGTGTACTTCCTCGTGTTCCTTCAGGTTTGTCGTGTCCAAAATCCACCTCCTTTATATATGTTTGTGGGTCAAACGTCGCATATGCTTCTTCAAACAACTGATTTAATGCTGGCATTACTTCTCTTAACAGGTCTTTCCTAGATATTATCGCCACTTAGTTCTCCCGAAATATGAGTTAGTAATCTCACATCCACAAATGCGTTCATCATATACTCATGTGCTTCATGAAAGTGTCGTTTGTTCATAGCGTTCTCAAACTCTCGTAAGTTCCGTCTAGCCCTTAGTAAAAAATCTGCGTAATCAAATACTTCTTGTTGGTTCATATCAATGCCTCTTCAAATTGGGATAAGTCTATTTTACGCACAGGCTTGCGTACGCACTTAAATGTCCAGCCTTGACGGAATGCGCAGATAGCTAGGGCTTCTTCTTGCCTGCCAACTATCCGCATTACCTCGCCACTTTCGTCTTTAATTACATAACTCACTAACAATCACCATAGCTTTTGCCGTAACCTGATTCACAACTAACAGGTAAACCATCCGCCCAATCAGGTGTCCACTTCATGCACTCCTCAATATAGGCTTGGGCTTCTTGTACTTCGTCTTCCTTAACTATACAGGCAATTGCATCGTGTACCGTTAAAACAACATCATACTTCTTAGCTATCTTTATCATCTGCTCACCGATGATGCAACGGGCTAACGCTTGGCAGACATTCTCGATAACTTTACCACCGTATATCTTGTTCCAACCGTAACGGGTCTTGTATTGATATTGCAGTTTGTTGCTTTCGTCTTTAACTGCAACGAGTTTGTCGTACCGCATATATAATCCGCTTGGTAATCTAACTCCACGTTCGCTAGGGGCCACAAATAACACACCTTCTTTACCTAAAGATGTTGTCATGCCTTTGGTTATAGCATCGAGGGACTGTTGTGCTTGTCGCCACAGAGCAGTAATCTGAGGGTATGTGTTTCGGTAGACTTCGATTATATGCCGTGCTTCATCTTCTGTAACTTCTGCCCCAAAAGTTTTAAGCTGAGCTTTGAATTTTTGCGCACCCATGCCATATCCTGCCCCAAGGATGGTCGTCTTACCCACGAACCGTTCTTCCTTAGTGACTTCTTCGACTGCCTTAGAATAGATAGCAGATGCCATGATTTTGTATACGTCTTCTCCATTCTTAAATGCCTCCACTAAATCGTTTTGTCCAGCCAACCACGCAAGCACACGGGCTTCAATCTGCGCTGAGTCAGCATCAATAATTACATAACCTTCAGGTGCTTCGATAGCCTTCTTCAGCTTACCTGCATTCGTACCCCTGCTTGGTAAGTTCTGTAAGTTCAGCGAGTCGCTACCACCCCATCGCCCTGTATGAGCCGCATAATACTTGAGTGGGACTGGCATCAACCCTCGCTTGGCGATTCCAATAAACCTTTCAGTACGAGTTTCTTCAAGCGTTGATTTCGACCCGATGCGAGCCGCTACTAAAGCCTGCACTCTTACATCAGGATGTTCAGACAAAGCCTTAAAGTCTTCGTCGTTCTTAGCCAAAGCAAGGGCTTCTTTACCCGTCGTCGGGCTAATCTTCATAGGTGGTTCAACACCTAATTGTTTTAGTAACTCAGCAAACTTCTGATTGCTCATCAGTTCTTCACGACTAGTAATGCCAGCCTCTATTAACAACTTAGCCTTTGCTCTTCTTACATCGTCGTAATGCTGTTCAAGCAAAGTAAGGTTGAGGTCTAGCTTGGGTTGACAGAACATCCGCATGGTTAAATCAATCAGCTTCATCTCCGTTTTAGGGAAGCCTTTGTTAATCATGAGATTAAATAGTTTGTAGGTAAGTTCCACATCGTTAACACAGTAGTCACCGTATCTATCAAGATCTTCTTCTGTGAAGTCTAACCTTCTTTTCCCGGTAGCGGCGATAACTTCATCACCCTTAACACCTAGTTTGTATCTTTCTACTAACACTCCTAGGCTGCCACCAACTTCGACACCATGCAACGCACGAGCCATAGATAAAGTATCGGCATATATCTTGGGAGCAATACCAAATCGTTCGGAAAGAATGAAGCCATCAAACATCATGTTGTGTGCCACGCACATAGAGTTCTTCCAATCAAACCCTTTTAGGTAGCTTGCTAATTGCTCATGCGTACCGCTAGCCCACTCGGTTTCACCGTCGTCTACTTTGACTGCCACACCAATAACTTCAAACCTGTCGTCACGCACATACTCTTCAGTCGTTACTTTCGACAAACTGAATGTAGACTTATCATAGTAAGTCTCAAAGTCAATCGTTATTATGCTCATACACCCACCGCATTAACAACTTGAGATACGACTTGCTGAACATACTTAATATCGTTTGGAGTTAGTTGTCCTAACAACTGTATTATTTTCATAACCGCAACATCGTTATCTAATGTTTGTGGTTCAACTAATTTCTCAATCATTTCTTTTCCCCTTTCTTTGCTAACTTCTTGCGTAGCTTGATACCATCTTGTGCGTTTTTATTTTGTTCAATAAATTGACGCATTATAGATAGTAGCCCTTCTTGTACTAAGAACTCAAGCCCTTCCTTATCAAAGTCTATCATAGCATCTGCTGAACCATCTTTATTTTCTTTTACTATTTTTACTTTAATATCCATTCTCTTGTGCCTTTCTTATTGGATAGCTTGTGCAAGCCAAAGTATCGTGTTCCAGTATTAACCAATCAATAATCTTTTTAAGAGCCTGTTGTTTAGCATCAATTTCAGTTAGCCACTTT